TATAAATAATATATATAATATACAGGCTTAAAATTTAATTTTAAAATATATCTTGACAAGAAAATGATAGAATGATATTGTTTTATTAAATTAAAAAGCATTCGGGCAACGGGCGGCGGCAACCGTCGAGGTCCCGATATAAAAACACGGAATTCATGCAGCCGGTACAATCAGATCATGATGATCTGATTGTATCAGTTGCATTTTTTATTTTAAGTATTCCAGTACTGGAGAGAGGAGATATATAACATGTCAGCAGTTGAAATGCAGGAAGTAAATAATACAGTTGATGTTTTTAAAAGTGATATTGACATGTATATAAATCTCTGGATGGAAGAGAGACATGTAGAGGACATGTGCAAAGTATCGCAGAACAGATGGTATAACTGTTGTAAATATATTTATGAACATGTGTTTAAAGTTAATCCAAAGTACTTAAAGGATGATAATAATATTAATAATGCCTATGATACAGATAAGGTTAACGAGGTATTAGATATATATATAGACCTGTGTAATGACTACGAGAAAGTAGTGAATATTGTTGGGTTTACATTCTTTACCGGAATACATAGAGACACGTTAAATGGGTGGGTTAATGGCGTGCAGCTAGGCTCTTCAGGTTCCGACATTTGCAAAAAACTTGACGAAATGCGTGAGGAAAGTTTGGTAGGTTTACAAGTTTCCGGCAAAGGAAATCCAATGAACTACATGCCATCACTGAATAAGTACTGCGGCTTTAATATGCCGGGCGTAAGAGACCAGGGAGCCAGAGCAAGAGCGTTGACAGCTTCGGAGCTCCCAAAACTGGGGAACGGGAATTGTGCGAGATTGCCGGACAACTTCGACAATTCAAACCCGGATAATGGTGAAATCGTGATAGACAATTCAAACAATTCAAACACCAGTATTTAAGCACCTTGAGCCGCATGCTTTCGTTTAAACAGTTTAAGAAACTTAGGTTTAACGAATAGTTAGAACACAAACAGAGAATTGTACGAACAATTCAAACAATTTATCAATGTTCAAAGCATGATTCTGCATGGAGGGGGAGGGGGTTTGATAGGTTGAGAAAATCAGCACTACTAAGTCCTTTAAATATCCTCAAAAACAAAAAGAGATTGGATGGAAAAGTATGAGAGTAGTATCACAAAGCAAAGACGTTTCGCTTGATTTTGACCGAGCGGTATTCACAGCAAATCATGGAATGATAACTGCTATGGTTGATGGAAAAACGTTTACCATTGGGACGTATGCAAATTTAGGTAGAGAAAAAGAAGTATTCTCTGATATGCACAAGGCATTTTCGGCTTTTCAAGTTATTAGCACAAACATGGATAAACAACAGGTGGCCGAAATGTTTGCAGTATCTAAAAACATATCGATCAGATGCGTTGAGATGAATGATCCTTGTATGGGAATAACTGTATTTGATAACATGGTCTATTACATGCCGGAAAAGTAGTGTTAATATAGCGCTATCGCCAAGCGGTAAGGCACTGGATTTTGATTCCAGTATTCGCAGGTTCGAATCCTGCTAAAGAAACTTGTGAGAGGAAAACAACCATGGTAATTATTAAAACGATTATATCGACGCTGGATATTATTTTTATGCTGATACTATTTGTATCTGGCAGAGAATCCAAAGACAAAGAAACAGCAATTGCATTATGGGTACTTGTGATGTTGCTGTTGCTGAACATGTTTCTGATGTGGAGGTAACAGAATGTTTTATAGTCCAATATTTGGTATTTGCTTTCAGCTGCCTATCATTTGTGCAGAGGAAAGAATACATATAACAAAATCAAAAGGACCGGACATCACCGGAGATTTGCTCGATCTGGATAGTGACGCTGAGCACCAGTCTGAGAAGTCGGAGCATCCAGTATAGCTTAAGTCCACTGGCATTCGGTTTTTGCAAGAAAAAACTCGGCGCAAGCAATTATTCGGTGTTAGTGGACGTCGGCAAAATAAAAAGATCAAAAATACTATCATAAGCGGCGCGCTATGCGCGCTGTGACGGAACGTAGCTCAGAGGAAAGAGCAATCTTTTCATTCTTCCATGCTCTAATGAATTGATAGTCGCAGGTCCGATTCCTGCCGTTCCGATGGAGGAATGGGTTTAACGATCCATTCCGTAAATTCTCCTTCTTGGTGTTTTTCATGACACATCCTTTCGCCACTAGGACGATTCTGTTAAGGGCGGTGCGAGACCGTCCGGTGGTATTTGCCGCGAAGCGCGGCTGTGTAAGCCTGTATGGTTAAGTGGGAATCCTACTTGTTATTTCGTTGAAGAGCGATCCATGCAGCAGCCTATTGGTAGTTCGGGCATCTATCCCACGGTGCCTGAGCTGTCAAAAAGTGAGTTTCTGGTGAAAGGCTGTAAACCAGATAGTGCAACGCATGGCACGAAAAACATTATTGCTAACCGTCTTGTGGCGGTTTCGGAACGTATCTTAATTGGTAAAAGTGGCGTGTACACGGAAAACAACAATGAGAGCCGGATTGAAGGTTCGAATCCTTCCGTTCCGATGGTGCCGAGCTGATTTGATACTGTATGCGTAGCGCGGCCGCGTACAGAGATATGGAGTGAGGTGTCCGCGCATTTTGGGGAAGCGGCAACGATTGGCGGTGTTGCGGCTGACTGTAAATCAGTTCCCAAGTGGTAAACACTGGAGGTTCAATTCCTCTCTTCCCCATTTCACTCAACTCCCTAAAAACACTGTTTGGCAGGTGCGTGGTAGACAGTTGTAATTGATGGGTTGTTTAAGAAATCGCACCATCAAGATGCAGTGTTCCCACAATGGTATTGGAACGGCTTGCTAAGCCGCCGGGCGTTTATTCGCCTTGTAGGTTCGGGTCCTACACACTGCGCTAACTTACGACAGGGGTGAACCTTGTCGTAAGCGGTAGAAAGTCCGTGTGAAATTGTACAAAGTGGTGGCAAAAGCAATTTTGAATATAGCAGTTCTACCACACTGCTATATTTGCCGTATGTCCGGGTGGTGAGGGGGCGGTCTTGAAAACCGTTGGCTGTAAAAGGCTTGCAGGTTCAAATCATGTGTGCGGCGTTTGCTTGAAAAAAATCGAGCGTTGATGTGTGACGGAAAATAAACCGGAAATAATAGAGGTAACAACTTTGGAAGATTGTGAACATAGGTTTATTAGGAAGTAATTGAAATGTGTGATTTTTGCAATGGGAAAGAATCATATAAAACTGCATATGGAGAATTTAAAATCAAAAAATTGGGCTATATAAATGTTATTCAATGCCATATTGATAAATGTCCACAGTATGCTAAATGTTGTAGCAATGGAATGAACGTAGCGATAGCAATGGAAATTGAATTTTGCCCGATGTGTGGTAGAAAGTTGGTGGAAGAATGACATGCTATGAATGTGCTTATTTTGGAATTGAATGGAATGAATTTTTGAAAAAAACGATAGAATTTTGTAACCATCCAGAAAAGTATATTCCTCCAGTAGGATTTGCTTATAAAGAACACGATTGCGAATTTTTCAAAAACAAATCTGGGATATCAAAATGGGACTCTTATTCAGAAAAAGAAAAAGAACAGGCATTGAGGTATTTTCGTGAAAACTATCACAAAAATCCTATTGAAGGTTTAACATGCGGGGGGGGCTGAAATGAGTTTCATTGAATATCTAAAAAATGTTGATGCAAACTCATAAGGAAGAGAAGGAGTGTATGAAACATGATTGTTAATATCAACAACAGCACATACGAGATGAACAGCAAACAGTATAAAGGCGTTCTCAAAACAGCAAGCAAAGCAGTTGATCGCGGTATATATGCTGTAGAAAAGAATAAAGTGGCAATTATGCTGAATGAACGGTATGGGGACGATATGAGTCTAAGAAAAAATGTGGACCAGTATGTAAAAAAAAGATTTAAAGTGTATTGGAAAAACTACAAAAAATGTAATTGCGATTTTCCTGAATAAAAAAATATGCCAGAGGTGGGAAAATGCGTTGCACCCATGCGCCGAATTGGCTAAAAGAGATGCTGCAGATTGCGACGGCAGCCTGGCAAAATTATACCGGCTAACAAACGGAGTTAGTCGCTGACCAACAAAATTTATTGGCAGAGGTCTTAAAGCACTTCTGCTTTTTTGCGGAGGTGCTTTTCTTTTGGCAAGTTCAAGCCTAATTTCCACAGTAAATGGATATGAAAATTACATAAATACACATGGAATAGATGAACAGGTCATTGACGCGTACATAGAAGCGGCAGGAGTGGCAATAAATACAGAAAAGGATATTCAGTATGGATTACAACTTACAAGCCGTTCTAAGGGCATTGTAGAGCGTTTTTGCATGGGTAGGACAGGCGGTAGAATACTTGACCTTGAAAAATACAGCCAACAACATGAAGAAAAATACACCCTTGTTGATGACTATTACAAAATTCTTCTGATTGAAGCACATTACCGATTTGAAAGTTTCATGCTATACATGGAAAAGAATAGACCGGTAGAAGAGAGATTTTATCAGCCGAGAATAAATCCATTACGGCAGGTAGCACAGCTTATTCAAGATCTGTACGATGATGTGCTGGACGAAGGAATGGTATTTTGCCCTGGACGAATCGGCAAGACACAAATAGTCAAAATGGGAAATCTGTGGTTTGGTTCTAACAGGCCAGAGCGATCTAATCTGTATTCGGCATATTCAGACAAAATTACTGGTGGTTACTATGACGGTATCATAGAAATGATTACGGACCCGACATACACGTATGCTGAAATATATTCAAATATAGTAGAGAAAAAGTTGGTTACTGACGGAAAAGATTTGACAGTAGACCTTATACGTAAAAAAACATACCCAACATTTACAATGCGAAGCATTTACGGAACATTGAATGGTGCTTGTGACTGTGACGGGCTTGGAGTTTATGATGACTTATTCAGCGGTATTGATGAAGCATTGAGTGAAGACAGGCAAAATACTGTATGGGGAAAATTCGACAACAACTTTATGCCGAGAATTAAGCCTGGAAAGGCTAAATTGTTGGGGATAGGAACACGTTGGGCGAAAAAGGACGTTCAAGGTAGACGTTTAGACCTATTACAAAATGATCCTGAATACAAAGGCATACGGCACAGAGAGGTTATTATTCCTGCCCTAAATGAAAACGGAGAAAGCAATTTTGATTATCCGTATCATTTGGGATATACAACTCTTGATTACAAAAGACGTATGGCATCTTTTGAAAACAATGACGATATGGCATCATGGTTTGCACAGTATCAACAGGAGCCTATTGAAAGAAAGGGTCAGATGTTCAATGTCGATATTATGAATTTCTTTAATCCGGCAGAACTTGAAGGAATAAGACCTGATAGGATATTTGCAGCTAATGACCCTGCTTATGGTGGCGGTGATTTTGTATCAATGCCTATCTGCTATGAGATTGACGGAGAACATTATATTACTGATGTTGTCTACAATGACGGTGATAAGGAAATTACCATACCGGAAGTTACTTCACGAATGGAAAGACATTTAGATAAATTTAATAATAAGACAGCAGAAGTCCATTTTGAGGAAACAAAGACAACATCAGCATACCGCACAGACTGTGAAAAAATATGGGAAAAAGACGGATACCCTATTAACACAAGTCATGATCCGGCAGACAATCAGACTGCAAAAATGGATAGAATCAAAAATCATGCTCCAGACATACGAAAACTTCATTTTGTGGACATGAAATATCAAACAAAAGAGTACAGAAAGTATTTTCAAAATATTTTGTCTGCTACTTTTGAAGGGAAAATGAAGCATGATGACGGGATAGACTCTACGGCACAATTATGTGACATGATTTACGGAAATAAAAGAATGGCAAGAGTAGAAGCAACTCAAAACCCATTTTCTTTCGGACGGAGGTATTGATATGACAACCAAAGAATATTTAGGACAGATAAGCCGTCTTAACCGGATGATAAATAATAAGCTAATAGAGCTTGCACAACTTAAAGAGCTGGCATGCAGCATATCTGCTGTGTCAAACGAAGAAAGAGTTATGACAACGCCAAATTTTGACAAGATAGGAACAAAACAGGCAAAAATTGATGAAATTGAAAGAAACATAGACGCGATGGTTGATGATTATATTATCAAAAGAGATAAGATCATCAGCCAGATAGACAGTATGGAAGATGAGAATGTCTATAATGTGTTGTTTTCAAAGTACATAGAAAAAAAGACATTTGAGGTTATTGCAACTGAAATGAATTACTCCTGGAGGCAGACAATAAGGCTTCATGGAATTGCATTAAAAAGATTTGAGGAGAAGTATGGGGCGACATACTTGAAAATGTCATAGAATGTCATATTGAAAAAATGATATAGTTATAATCGAAGAATTCAACAAATAGTTGAACAATTTACCCTCCCCAACTTGAAAAAGCATCGAAGAAAAATCTCCGGTGCTTTTTCTTTTGCAAAGAAAAGAGGACCTTATGGTATATATACCAAAAACAATATATTGTCCGCAGTGCGGAAGAAAAGTCGCCACGCACGATGGGCGTTCAACAATGAACATTTCTGTGGAATGTAGAAAATGCCACAAGAAAGTTGTTTTTTATCCGGAGAATGGGAAGACGGAATTAAAATCTCTTCCAATCCGGTCAACATCCAGTGGGATGACGTTTATTTAGGAGCCAATTATGAATAATAAATCTCTCCAAGATCTTGTTAAAGGCTGTTATGGGCGAAAAATTTTATATACTGATGTTGAAACCATCACAGCAGACAATATTGTCAAGGTGGTTGGAGACTGCATAGGTAATTATTATTACAACAAAACCATCATAGAATACCTATGGCGGTATTACAAAGGAGATCAGCCGATTTTATACCGATTAAAGGTACAAAATGCTGATATTACAAACAAAATAGTAGAAAATCATGCGTATGAGATTGTTCAGTTCAAGGTAGGTCAGACATACGGTGAGCCAATTCAGTTTATCAGTCGAAAAGATGACGATGTAATCAATAAGGCAGTAGATGCGCTGAATGACTATCTTGTAGATGCAAATAAGCAGGAAAAGGACATTAAAGCTGGTGAATGGCAGTCAGCAACCGGAACATCTTTTAAGGCGGTAAGATTTGCAAATGGAGAAATACCATTTCAAATTGTTGCGCCTACTCCAATGAATACGTGTGTTATTTATAATCGGAGCACGGAAGAACCGGTGGTTGCGGTGCAGGAGCTTAAAGACGAAGATGGAAGATGGTACAAACTGTGCTATACAGACAATTATTCATGCAAAATTCAAAATGGAGTAGTTTCTGAATGGAAATTGCACGCATTTGGAAGTATACCTATTGTTGAGTTTCCAAATAATCATGAGAGAATTTCTGATATTGAGCTTGTCATAGGTATTTTGGATGCCATAAACAATATGCAGTCAAACAGAATGGATGGAATTGAGCAGTTTGTTCAGTACTGGGTTAAGTTTGTGAACTGTGAAATCGACCCAAAAACGTTTGAAGAGATGAAAATGAGCCATGCTTTGACGGTAAAGTCCAATAACAAGGATAACAAAGCCGATGTTGAGATTATGACGCAGGAACTAAATCAGAGCCAGTGTCAGGTGGCAAAAGATGATTTGTGGGACAATGCCTTGGCAATATTAGCAATACCAAACAGAGAGTCCCAAAACTCTGGAGGAGATACACAAGGAGCAGTATCATTAAGGGCTGGATGGGATTTTTCAAAGACAAGAGCAAAATTAAAAGACCCAATTGTGAAATCGGCAGAGAAGAGACTTGCAAAAGTTGTCTTAAATGTAATACGCGTTAAGGACAAGGATTTGAAATTGTCAATGAGGGATTTTGATGTGCAAATCAATCATAGCCCGCAAGACAATATGTATACAAAGTCGCAAACACTATATCAGCTTTTAGAGTGCGGCATACATCCTCTTATTGCCATTAAAACGGTGGGGCTTTGGGGAGATGCTGAAAAGACATTCCTCTTGTCTAAGCCATATATAGATGCGTTGTGGAAAACCATTGATGATGCAGAAGAGCAGGAACAAAAAGCACAGGAAATTGTAAACCAATTAAATAAACAGCAAAATAAGACAGCTACCGAGTAATCGGTGGCTGTTTTTATTTTATAAAAATTCGCAAAGTTGTGAGCGAAAAAATCAACAGTGTCATTCGGTGTCGTTGCACCGCAAAAATTCGTAAAGACATATCGGAGGTAATCAATGAAAAGAGAAGAGTTAATTGCAATGGGTATCAGTGAGGAAAATGTTGAGAAAATCATTGCTGATTACGGCAGTGCCGTACAGAGAGAACAGGCAAAAGCAGCAGAGCTTAAGGCAAAGGCAGACAGCGCAGATGAGTTGCAGAAAAAGCTGGATGAAATGGAAGCAGGAAACCTCACGGAACTTGAAAAAGCAAACAAGGCGTTAGAGACAGCAAATCAGCAGATCGCAGATATGCAGAAAAAAAACGCCATCAGAGATCAGCGCGAAGCATTGATGGAAAAGTTAAAAATCAATGCGGAGCAGGCAAAATCGGTCGTCAAAGATGATGGAAGCCTTGATTATGACGCTCTTGGAAAGATTACAGCCGAAAAGGAAACCGCGGCAGCGCAGGCAAAGGAACAGGAGATTGCAAATAATTCTGAAAATCCGGGCGGCGGTACTGCAGGTGGAGAAAATAAAAAAACTGCGGACGTAGAGAACGCAGAAAAAATCAGTTTTGGCAAACCTGCAGAAAGTGCAGAAGCCAAAGACCATTATGTTTTATAGGAGGTAAATTATGGGAAAACCGATTGAAAGAGACTTTACACAGAGTAAAGGAATTTTAAAATTCTTTCCTTATGAGGGTGCGGCGTGTATCGTTCCGCAGACAATGGTGTCAAGTGCCGATGCAAACGGAAAGAAGATTGCAAAGGCAGGGACACCGTTCCCAAGCAATGACGAATCTTGCAAAGGGTATCTTCTGGAAGATGTTGACGTAACAATGGGAGATGCGCCTGGAACTTATGTATATCAGGGTTCTATTGACAGCGCAAAGGTAACAGCGAACGGAGTGACCGTGGAAGCAACTGCAAAAGCAGCAACACCGCGTGTTACTTTTTTTGATTAAAAAATGGAGGTATTAGAGAATGGCATTACCATTAGCAGAAGCATTTACCGCAAGAAGTCTTGGGGTTATGTGGAATAATTATGAAAAAACGCTTGGTTCTGCGCCTTACTTAGGTAGACAGAAATTTGGAACCAGAAAACAGGACAGCCTTGAACTTAGATTTATCAAAGGGAAAAACGGTCTTCCGGTATCATTAAAGGCATCCAATTTTGATGCGCAGGCAGAGTTAAGAGATGTCGGTGGATTTTCGGATATTCAGAACGAGATGCCGTTCTACCGTGAATCTTACATGGTAACAGAGCGTAAAGAGCAGGAGTATGCAAATTACCAGTCGGCAGAAAATTCCAACATGGCAAACCAGGTGCTTAGAGAAATCAGCAAAAAACCGATGATGCTGATTGAGGGCGCAAGAGTAGTGCCGGAACGCCAGATTTGGCAGTTATTAGCACCATCTGATGGTATTCCAAGAGTACAGGTAACAATTGGTGGCAAGAGCTACTATGTTGATTATACTTCCGATAATGGAGTATCGCACAAGAGAGACCATTACAAAGATATTTCTGGAAGCGATACCGATAAATGGTCTGCATCCGAAACAGCAACGCCACTTGATGACCTTATCGAGATTAAACGTGAGTTTGCAAAGAAAACCGGATATTCCCTTGCACGTTTTAGCATGAATACAGAAACGTGGGAGATGGTTCTTAAGGCAGAAGACACAAAGAAACAGGTGCTTGGAATTACTGCTTACAATGGAGGTATTCGTTTACAGCAGGGGCAGGTTACAGAGTATCTTAGAGGATACGGCATCGAGATTGAAGTTTACGACAAACTTTACATCGACCCGGCAGACGGTACCACCAAATATTTTATTCCTACAGGAGTTATTTCAGCGCAGGCATCCGGCGTGTACCTTGGAGATTATGTCTTTGGAAAGACACCGGAAGAGAGAAGCGGAAGTTTAACAGACGGAAACCTTTCTATTGTAGAAACCGGTATTTCGGTGTATACATACGCAACAAATCATCCGATCAACACTCATTGCGTTGTGTCAATGATCGGATTGCCTACTTTTGAGGGCATGGACAGCGTTGTTGTCATGAAAGTTGCGTAGGAGGTGCGGTATGATTGCTGAATACACGGTAAAGCGCAATGGAAGATGGTACAAGGCAGGAGATGAAATCCCGGACATTGTTCCGGGAGAAAAATCTTCCGGCGGGTACACCAAGACAGAGATTAACAGAATGAGCACTGCTGATTTACAGGCATTTGCCACAGAACAAGGTATAGACAACGCAGAAGAACTTACAGGAGCAGAATTAAAGAAGCTGTTAATTGAGAAATTAGGATTATAGGAGATAGTTATGGAATTAAAAGACACCGTGGAAATGATGAACAGCACGGACTACAAAGAAAGATTTAAAGCAGAGTATCAGCAAGTAGTTATTCGCTATAAGAAACTAAAAAATATGCTTGATAAGTGGGATAACGATAAACTTACCTTTACTCCAACTTGCCCTAGAAGTACATATAATATGCAGATTAAAGCAATGACAGATTATATTGCAGTTCTTGAAGCAAGAGCAGTAATGGAAAATGTAGAGCTTTAGAAAGGGTTTTAGCTATGGCAGAATACGCCACATTAGAACAAGTCAAAATCAGACTGAAACAATTTCATATTGAAACCGTTACGGATGAAGATGGTGTTACTTCTGATGTTGTCGTGTTCGACCAGAAAGAAGATAATCCTTACATCGAACAGCTTATCAAGCAGGCAAGAAATGAAGTGGTAAGCAAGCGGAATTACCCGGAAAGCTACACGGATGAAAAAATATCCGAAGACTTGAAACAGTTTGAGGATGTAATCGTCAATTTAGCCTTGTACGACCATTCACAGGCAGGAGAAGCCTATATGGCAAGTTATTCAGAAAACGGCGTAAGCCGTAGCTGGAAAGACAGGGAAAGCTTGTTTGTTGGAGTATTTCCGTTTGTAAAAGCATTATAACCGTATGGGATTCCATCTGGTTAGAAGATTGTGCGTTACGTTTTGCCGACGTCGGCAAAACGTAGCAGGCGGCACACATTGAGCGGTGGTGGGCGGTGTGCCATAAAAATGAAAGGCGGTATATGATTTGACGATTGAAATATCAACAGCAATCATTATAAGCGTGCTGTCGCTTGGTTTTTCCGTCTTTATGGGCTTGAAGAGCAACAAAAGGACAGACAACACGGATCTTGAAGAGCGCGTGCGGGAGAACACACGCATTAACATGAAGTTGGATGCCATTTCAAACAACACAACCGAGATCAAGAATGAAGTTTCGGAGATGAGAAAAGAAATAAATTCTCACGACAACAGAATTATAAAGGTTGAAGAAAGTGTGAAATCGGCGCATCACAGAATTGACGGGATAGAAACCCGTCTTAATGATGAAAAGGAGGTTTAATCATGGATATTATACAGTCTGTAATTGCAAATATGACAATTATTCTGGCAATCATTGGTGCGCTGGCATTTGTTGTGTCTGTGGTAACACAGGTAATCAAAGGTGTAGGCGTATTTTCTAAGATTCCAACGGACATTTTGGTATTTGTTCTTTCTATCGGAATCACGGTCGCTGCGTTTGTGGCATACATGCAGTACATCCAGACATCAATTTTATGGTATATGATCTTGGCAGCTATTATTGCAGGATTTATTGTTGCGTTTGTCGCAATGTATGGATGGGAAAAGCTTTCTGAGCTGTGGAAACGGTTCGGCAAGGATGTGAAGTGAAATGCTTGAGATCAATAAGCAAAAAATGAGTTATTCGCAGCAAAGCGGCAAGGTGCCGGTATATGTGACGGATGATGATGGTAACATCGAATATTCTTCGTACACGGATTCTGATGGTAATGTAATTTATTACCTTGATGATGACGGGAACAAGATACCGAAGACAACCGGAGAGTATACCACAGGTTATGAAAAGCCTGTGGTTTTTTATTCTTCGATCAGCAATAAGTTGAGCGAAGCACTTATAAAAGAATTTGGCGTAGATAACTCTACAAATTTTGTTCAGATCGTAGAAGACAAAGGAAAGCTTCAATTGAGCGTCGGATCTTTGGTATGGAAACGATCAGACGTAAAGTACAAAGATGAAGAGAATACAATCGTTGACGAAAATTCGGCTGATTACATCGTAAAAGGTGTCGCAGACGAGGGATTGACGGTTGATTTGTTCTTGTTACAAAAAAATGTGAAGTAGGTGTGGCATGGGGAAGAAAGTAATCACAATGAGCCTGTCTGAAAAGTCTATTCAGAATGCAATACAAGAGCTTAGAGCCTATCAAAACAGCTTAACATATAAATGTCAGCTATTGGCAGAAAAACTCGCGGAAAAGGGCGTAGAGATTGCCAGAGTGCAAATTGCTGACCTTGACGCAATATTCACATCGGAACTGATTTCAAGTGTTCATGCGGAATATGAAGGAAGCACTAAGGGCGGCGGGATATGGGCGGTAATAGCCGGTACAGACCACGCCGCATTTGTTGAGTTTGGAACCGGAATTGTGGGACAGCAAAGCCATTATCCGGGGAAACTGCCAGAGGGTGTTTCGTGGCAGTATGCAAGTGGAAAAACTATCCATCAGATTTCAGATGGAAGATATGGATGGTTTTATCAGGACGACAATGGCGATTGGTGGTTTACAGAGGGAATGCCAAGCCGACCATTTATGTATCTGACCGCAAATGAGTTGCGGCAGATTGTTACACAGACAGCGAAGGAGGTGTTTAAATAATGGCAGGCAACCAGTGGGTATTTGATCTTGAAACAAACATTTTTTCCAATGTTGTAACGATTGCCAAACCAAAACTCCAGAAGAAATACAAAAGCATGAATTTTGACACTGCATTTACAACGGTTGAAAAAAACCTTGATAAAGACCCTGTTTTCCCGACTATTTACATCCATGAGATGCCGGGGCTTGAACGTGGGGCAGATTTAGAGGGCACATCCGTAAATGCGGTGCAGGAAACAATACAGGTTGACGTCATTACAAACACAAAGCAGAGTGATGCAAAAGGGATCATGGCTATTTTATCTGATGCCTTTAAGCAGATGCGATTTCAAATTACAGCAATGCCGGAGTTTAAAAACGACAGCGAAAAAAATTTTAGAAGCGTTGCAAGGTTCCGGAGGATAATCGGAGCCAACGACAGATTGATGTAAAAGAGCCGAAAGGCTCTATTTTTTATGCACCGGGCGCAAATAGATGCGTCTGATAACCGCATTATTTGGCGGTAGAAAGAGAGGTAAAAATGGCAGCAGGATTGTCTACGTTAGGCATTACGTTTGGCTATGGAACAGAAACAACAGCTGGGACAAAGCCTACATCATTTAAACAGCTTACAAGAATTAACGCAATCGGCGGTATCAACATTGAGCCGGAACAGATTGACGCATCTGCATTAGAAGATGCTATTACCAGATATGTAAAGGGGCGCGCAGATACCGGTGGCTCTTTCACTATCACGGTAAACCTTACAGATGCCACAAAGGAAGAGTGGGAAGCACTTATCACAGCGTACAAGGCGCTTGCCGGCGGGAAAAGAATGTGGTTTGAAACGATTATCCCGGGATTTACCGAAGCGTTTTTTGTTGTGGCTCAGCCGCCAGAGCAGATTCCACAGCCGGAGATTGGTCAGAACGAACTTTTGACGGTTGAAATGAATCTTACCATTGAAGAATACAAGGGCATGGACACCGCTGTAGCTTTTACACCGGGGGAATAACACGTCAGTCGAATAGTTCGGTTGGATCGGCTGACGATAACCAGACAACCGAGCCAGAGCTTGAAGAAACAATTTAAAAGAACAGGGCGGTCTTCGGACTGCCCTTTCCCTATATGAGAGGGAGAAAGGGAAAGAAAATGACAAAATTAAAATTTGGCGAGAAAGAATTACAGATCAAGTTTGGATATGAAGCAACCGTGAAAAGCGGAATTATCAAGAAAGTAGCAAAATTAGACCAGATGGAAGATATCGAAGCGGTTGACGAAATCCTTTTATTTCTTCCAGAGTTAATCCTTGTAGGCGCGCAGAAGTTTCACAAAGAGGAACTTGGATACAATCCGGACAATGAGGGAGAAAAGGAACAGCAGCTTGGAAAAGTATATGCCATGCTGGATGATTACTTTGACGGAGAAGATGCAGATGTTCAGGTACTTTACAATGCACTTTTAGCGGAGCTGCTTGAAAACGGTTTTTTATCAAAACTGCTCAAAGCAGAGCAGAAAGAAGCGGAGAAGAAAACTCCGAGGAAAAAGTAGAAGAACAGAGAGAACTTACATGGGGAACATATTGTGCGGAAATCCGCCCATTCTGGCTTTTAGTTACAAAAGGGTATGGATTTACCGTGCATGATATAGACACGTCCTGTCCGACTGATTTACAGCCTTATGCGGATGCTTACAACTTAGATAAAAAGCAAAGAGACAATGAGATGTGGATGTGGTTTGGAACATATGGATTGTCTGCGGTATCGGTGGCAGTAGAACATTGTCTTGCCGGACGAAAAGCAAAATCAAAGTATATTGAAAAACCAATCAATGAGCAACAAGGGAAAGATGATTCGGAAATGACGGAAGAAGAAATTAAGAAACAGAGAGAGCTATTTGTGGCAAAGCTCAAAATTATGCAGTCAAACTATGAGTTGAGCCACCCAAAACCAGAAAAGAACTTGGAGGTATAAATATGAGAATTGGATCTGCAAGACATGATGAAAATGGGAAATTGACCGGTGGGAGACCGGGAGATCAGACCGGAACAGAAGTAAGTATGCAAAACTTTTATGTTCATAAAAAAGGATGGTATGTGTTAAGGCCAAAAACAAAAGATATGGCGGATAAACTGGCAGAATCAATGATTACAGCGTGCAATAATGATAATATTGGCTACTGTCAGGGACACCGGCTTGGAATTGTCAAATATGGTATTAATTCAAAAGTAAAAACAGAAGCAGATTGCGGCACAACGGTACGTGCATGCATTATTCATGCAACTGGAAAAGATGTTGGAAATTTCACCACAGCAAATGAAAAATCTGTACTTCTTTCTAGTGGCATGTTTGATGACATTGGAGGTTATGCGGCAGGAATGGTTCTTTACAACGGAGATGTTATTGTCACAAAAACAAAAGGTCATACAGCGATTGTGACAAGCGGAAACCCTAGAAAAAATGTAAAAGATCATTTAAACCCATACCCGGAACCTGCAAGGATTTTAAAGAAAAAATTCCCTTGCATGAGAGGGGATGATGTGAGATGGCTTCAGACGGAGCTTATTTATCACGGATGCCTAGATGAAAAAGATAAAAAGGGAAACAGTAATGTGGACGGTATTCTTGGAAATGATACGGCGACCGGTATTGGAACATTCCAGAAAAAAGTCGGAATTACAGTAGATAAGAAATGTGGACCGGTTACAAGAGAAAAATTAAAAGAGTAGATCAAGGACGGTAAGGTGTCACAGCCTACCGTCTTTTTATTTTGCATAGAAAGTTGGTGCATATATGGCAGACATTGATGAATTACAAATAAAAATCAAAGCTGACTCTGCAAAAGCAAGTAATTCCATAGAAAGCCTTGTAAACAGCATGAATAGGCTCCGGGAAAGCATATCGTTTGACACTGCAAAACTTTCAAATATTGCAAGCGGAATCAGAAGCATTTCCGATGCGGCTACCGGATTCAAAGGTGGTAAATCTTCGGAAATCACATCAATGGTGCGGGCACTCAATAAATTTTCTGGTGTTGATGCAAATTCTATCCACGGAATATCTTCTGCTGTGAGAGATCTTGCATCTGGAATAGCAAGTGTTAAAGCTGTTGATACAAGCGGACTCACAAGCATGGTGTCGGCACTGTCAAAAATTGGTGGCAAGGCATCTACACAGGCGACAAAGAATCTGCCGGCTTTATCTGCGCAGTTACAAAACTTTGTACGCCAGATGAACAAGATAGGTGCATTGAATTTTGATATGACCAATATGAGCAACCTTGTAACAGCCATATCAAGGCTTGGAAGCGTTGCAAGCGGACGTGCAGTAACAAATATACCTTTGCTTGCTGACAACCTTAAATATCTGTTTGAGACACTCTCAAAAGCACCAAATGTAAGCGCAAATATTTTACAAATGACACAGGCACTTGGAAATCTTTCAAACAGATCTGGCGGTGCGATTACTGGATTAAATAACAGCATCAGTAATCTTTCCGGTTCTTTCCTTGGATTTAAGACATCCACAGGAAAAGCATTGATCGGACTCAAGTCATTCACAAGACAGATTTTGTCCTCTATGGGGATTTATCTTGGTCTGTACGGAGCGATAAGAGGAATAAAAAATGCAATCGACATATCATCCGCATTAACAGAGGTTCAGAACGTTGTTGATGTTACTTTTGGTGACATGTCAAAAAAAGTCAATGACTTTGCACAGGACTCTATACGTCAGTTCGGTATGTCAGAACTGACATTGAAACAGACGGCAAGCCGATTCCAAGCAATGGGAACAGCCATGGGAATTGACAGTAGTTTGATAAAGAAAGCTAATGAGTTTTTGAATAAGCAGACAGATGGCTATATTGGTTTGTCTGATTCCATGGCTGATGTGTCTTTGAATTTAACAAAATTAACTGCTGATATGGCATCTCTGTATAACATAGATCAGGATGTTGTGTCGCAGGATTTAGCTGCAATATTTACCGGACAGACACGTCCATTAAGAGATTACGGTCTTGATCTTACACAGGCAACCCTTAAAGAGTGGGCGATGAAACAGGGATTAGATTCTGATATTGCGTCTATGTCACAGGCTGAAAAGACAATGCTCCGGTATCAGTATGTGCTTGCCAATACGCAGACAGCGCAGGGAGACTTTGCGCGTACTGCTGATTCGTGGGCGAACCAGATCAGAATTTTAAAACAGTCGTTTGAACAGCTTGGCAGTGTTATTGGTGGAGCATTAATCAATGCTTTCAAACCATTCGTAAAAGCACTCAATTCCGTTTTACTGGTTGTTATCAGCTTTGTTACAAAGGTTACAAACGCTTTAGGCGCAATCTTCGGATGGAAATATGAGGATTCCGGTGCAGGACTTGCAGATAACTTTTCAGATGCGGCAGAGAGTGCAGATGATGTTGCGGACAGCACAGGACAGGCGGCAAAGAACATCGACAAGATGAATAAAGGTGTCCGTCAGTTTGATGAATTGAAACTGATTACCACAAATGATGGTTCTGGCAAAAAAGGTTCGGGCGGTTCCGGCGGCGGTGCATCCGGTGGAGCCAGCGGCGGTAAACTCGTCAAGACTGATACCATTTTCAAGAATTACGAAAGTGATATTAAAAATCTGAAACAACTTGGAAAATACATTAGTGATGCCTTATCAAAAGCTATGGAGTCTATCAACTGGGATAAGATTTATTCCAAGGCAAGAAATTTTGGCAAAGGCTTGGCAGATTTCCTCAATGGTCTTATCAATCCGAGATTGTTTGGAAATGTTGGTAAAACGATTGCCGGGGCACTGAATACGGCGATTTATGCAACCCTTTCCTTTGGTCAGACATTTGACTGGTCAAACCTTGGAAAATCACTGGCAGAGGGAATAAATAAATTCTTCAAAACATTTGATTTTAAAGCACTTGCAGAAGATATAAATACTTGGGTACAGGGAGTTTACAAGACAATTAAGACCATGATAGAAAATATCAAGTGGTCTGATGTTTGGAAAGGCGTAAAAGATTTTCTTTCAAACATTGATATTGAGACAGTTGAAATTCTTCTTGGAGCATTTGCCCTGAAACTTGCAGGCAAACTGTTAACAGGGAAACTTCTCAAGGAGAATATTGGGAAATTAATAGGAGCGAAATTCACAGCCGCTTTTGGTTCAACGGCGGTAAAATCATTGCTCTCTTATGCAATTCCTATTTCACTTGCTGTAGTAGTGGCAACGTTATCTTTTACGGTTGGAAAAGATAGCATAAAAAAAGATGTTAATAATTTAAAAAAAGCGTATGAAAAAGGCGGTTTTCTGCAATATCTTCAGGAAAGTTTTAAACAACTTCTTAATCCATTTGAATGGATTAATGCATATGGCGGTGGAGTTTTGAGCCATGATACTGTGATGGACAAATTAGGCATTGGAAATGGAATGAATGTTGATGAATTTGTCAAAAATCTGCCTAAAAAGGAAGATTACAAATCATTAGATGATTTCCAAAAAGCACTAAATGAGTTCAATGATAATATGCCTAATAAATTAAATGTACCTGACAGCTTTGATCTAAAGGCGTGGATAGATGAATGGAAGAATATAAACGGATTAGATGATGTAGATTTACGAGCAGATGTCGTCCTTCCAAATTTACAGGAGAAGATTTCCGAGTTCAAAGACAATGTCAAAGAATGGTGGGGATTGAATGTAGAACTTCCAGTTCATAACAAATTGACAACTACTCAAAATGATATTTCTTTATGGTGGGAAAATGTAAAGGAATATTGGGGAGAAAAAAAGCTTTCAATACAGACAGAAATAGGAGAAATAAAAGGTAAAATAGAAGAAAAGTGGAATGAAGCCTTAACTTACATTCAGGAGAATATTTTCCCGTGGTTCACAAAAGAAAAGTGGATGGAAGTAGGAAATGGAATAAAAGAGGGATTATCTGCTAAATGGGATGAGTTTTCCGATTGGTGGCAAAAGACAGGAATATATAACTGGTGGGAAAATCATGTAAAACCTTGGTTTACAAAAGAAAAATGGGATGAACAGGGAGACGGAATGAAAAAAGGTCTTTCTGAAAAATGGGACGAATTTAGTAACTGGTGGAGTACATCTGGAATTGGTTCTTGGTGGACAAATCATGTCGCACCGTATTTTACGAAAGACAAATGGACATTCAGTGGCATTTCTGACGGATTGAAGCAGGCATTTGATAATGCTGTTGCAGGAATTAAGCAGGTATGGAATAATTTTGCAACGTGGCTTAATTCAAAACTGTCTTTTTCATGGGATTCTGTAAATATTGGTGGAAAAGAAATAATTCAAGCTGGCAATATTAACCTTGGAAAAATCCCAACGTTCGCCGCAGGAGGTTTTCCAAAACAGTACAGCATGTTTATGGCAGGAGAAAACGGCGTACCGGAAATCCTTGGAACAGTTGGAGGAAAGACAGCAGTTGCTGGGGGGCAGGAGATCACAGGTATTCGTGATGCTGTATACAGTACGTCACAGCAGGAAATTGCGTTACTTAAACAGCAAAATCAGTTATTGCAAGGAATCCTCGAAAAAGAATTTGGTGTGACACAAGACCAGATAGGAAGAAGTGCTAGAAAATACGCAAGAGAATATTTTAATAGAACGGGCAGAGAAGCATATAGTTTCTAATGACAAAAACCGCCACTTGTGGTAGAATCATTTTATTACAAGTGGCAGGAGGGTAACACATGGCGTTGATTAAATGTCCTGAATGTGGAAAAGAAATTTCAGACAAAGCAGAAATGTGTATCAATTGCGGATTTCCGTTGAAACAACACGAAAACAATGAAATGTCTGCGGGGAAAAGTGAATTTTATAAATCATACGAACAAGAAAACGAAAATGATAGAGGGTGGGAACGCCCAAAAGAGCCAGAGATTACAGGTGTTGGAAAATTATTCTTAAGAAATTCTGTTGAAAGATCTCAAAACACGGGATTTAATGGTATATATAAATATACTTTATTCGGAGAAAAAAAAGAGGTTTACTGTCCAAGATGTGGGAGCGAAAATTGTTCTCATTATACGGAGCAGAAATTTGTACCAGGAAAAACAAAGACAAGATACACTGCAAATCTAAATCCATTTAAACCGTTTACTTTAGTAAATAAAAAGGAAAAGATTTTGAGAAAAGATCAAACATATGAAATAAATAAAATTATATGTAATGATTGTGGCTACACTTTCATATAAATTTGGATTTAATATGTGGAGAATTACGATGGAGAATAGGGAGTCTGAATCAGAACTAAATGAGTGCAAAAAGAAGTTGAATAAAGCACATCAAACGATAGAAGAATTGAAAATTAAGATGACGCAAGATAAAAAAAATCACAAATGGGAAATCAGGGAAATAAATAAAAGAATAGAACAGGCAACTGATAAAAACTTGGAATTATATGACAGAGAATCAAAAGCACTTATTTATGCAGATCAGTTGGAAAAAGATAAAAACATACTTGTTAAAGAAAAGAGAGAACATGAAAAGAAAATAGAAAAATTAGAGAGAGAAAATGAACAGTTGAAAGAAGAATTAGCAAAAATTACAGAAAGAAAAAACTTTAGCAACGATCCTGAATGGAGAGTACTTAAAAGTGCAGGAAAACAGAAAGCACATAGTTGAGACTTTTGTTTGACAAACACACATAGAAAATATATAATTTCAATAATTAAAAATCACGCAGGTAAGACCTAAAGAATTAGGATGTCCTGCAAGCCTATGAGGAATAGGTGCGGATTCGTGACCGCCAGAGATTGAAGAAATTCAGTCTTTGGTGGTCTTTTTATTTATTTCAAACTGCATAAGAAAAATAAAAAAATGAAATTTAAACCTGCCTGTCAAATGACAGTAGCGAAAGAAAGGTGGAAAAGAGTATGTATGAATTGGTGGAACTCAAAGGAAACGATGTTTTTACAAACAGCAAAGTGATTGCAGATGGAACAAATAACCAACATGAATCTGTTGTTGCTATTATCAGAAAATATGAGAAAGATATTTTAGACTTTGGCAATATTGATTTCTCCGATTTAAAATCGGGGAAAAGGGGGCAGCCTGAAAGAGTTTATTATTTGAATGAGGAACAAGCAACATTTGTTATAACTCTTTTGAGAAATTCAAAAATAGTTGTGAAGTTTAAGAAAGAGTTGGTTCGACAGTTTTATGCAATGCGCAGATTTATTCTTGAAAAGCAATCGAAACTATGGGGCGAAACAAGAATTGCTAATAAAGAAAATCGGCTGAAAGAAACTGATGTGATTAAACTTCTTGTAGACTATGCCAAAGAACAAGGAAGTACGCATTCAGATAAACTGTATGTGACATATACCAAGTTGGCAAAATCAGTAATTGGTGGAAATCGCGACAATATCACAGTTTCAGATCTCAATAATCTAACCCTTGTGGAAAGCATTATTTTGCAGACTATTAGAATTGATATGTCAATGGGTATGCACTACAAGGATATTTATAGGGATTGCAAAAATAGAATAGAACAATTTGCAGATATAACTTACCTGTCCGCTTAGCCCCGAAAATTTGGGGCTATTCCAGTATTTCGTCACGGGAAATTACAATCTTACTAAATATATAGCGTGCGACTCCTGTTAGGGTATGTTCCTAACGCACGTGAATTTAAAGGTTGAGCCTTGCGAAATGTAAGGCTCGGAAATTTAGGAGATAGAAAGTATGGCATATACAGCTCTTGCAACTAAAGTTAAGGAAAATAACATTGAAGTTTTTAATAATCCAGAACTTGGATTTTCAGCACGAACAATGTTAAATGAGGACGGAAGTATTTCTATCAATGCAGAGGATACAGCTAGAGGATTTGGCTGGACACAGGAAAAGAACGGAAAAACATATGTAAGATGGGAGACGATGAATGGATATTGTATAGAGTTTGGATTTTCCCAACTTGTTGGGAAAGACGATTATATCCCAGAACCGCTTTTTTATCGCCTTGGTATGAAAGCAAGCAACAAAACGGCGGACAAGTTCCAGAACTGGCTCGCAATGGAAGTCATTCCAAGCATCCGGAAATATGGTATGTATGCTACGGATAAGGTAATTGATAATATTTTAAGCAATCCAGACTTTGGTATTAAGATATTGACGGAGCTGAAAGAAGAAAGAATTGCTAGAATAGCAGCGGAAGAAGAAAAGGAAAAGTTACAACAGGAACTTGATTATAGCAAAAACTGGTATTCTATTAAGCGTGTTGCAGCAATGAACGGTGTGGACTGGAAAACATTTAATTGGCGAAAACTCAAAGAAAAGAGCATTGAACTTGGATATGGCGTGAAAAAGATTTTTGATGCAAATTATGGAGAGGTAAATACCTATCATAGGGATGTTTGGGAAGCAGCATACCCGGAGTATGAAATTTAGGAGGGATTTTATGAACAAATTAGAAATCAGGATTACATATGGGAACACGGAAGTAATTCACACACCGGAGAAAATTGTGATTAAATCGCCCAATATCGAAGTAATTACAAAATAGATCAAGAAAAAGAAGTGGCATCTATCAAATTGGTGGCAGGTGCTATTTTTGCACAAATTTTACCGACTGTCATTTGAGACAGCCGCAAACCCAAACAGTTAGGTGGTGGAAATATGGCGTACAGCGGATGGCTGTTAAAGATTGGAAATTACACAGTGCCAATGTCTTTTATGAAAGCGGAATCATATAGTCCATATGTCAATATGCAGGATTTAGATGATTATCCGGATGCCAACGGTTATCTGCATAGAAATGCAGTGGAATTAAAGGCTTTAAAAGTGGAGTTTGAGACACGGGCAATGCTGACAAATAAGACTTTTAGTGAGGTTTTAAACAATATTCGAAGTCAGTTCACAAATGCGACAGGGAGAGCCTGCTATATCACAGCGTATATCCCGGAATATGACGATTATGTGACACAGTACGGCTATATGGCAGATTTTCAGCCTACGATATACGGAACATATGATGGAATAATTCGTTACAATTCAGTTCGGCTTGCTTTCATAGGGGGTGTGTATGGTGGTTAATTATAAATATGGCGACTTGTTCAAAAAAGATACGGTCGATAAGCAATTATCCATCGTATCTGATGACGGAAAAATCAATATCACAAATACAGAACTACACCAAGAAAAATTCGAATTGACAGAAAGTTTGTGTTCGGAACAGGAATTGACGTTTGGATCATGCGAAGCCGCCATGATTAAATTCACGGTGTCAAATACATTTTTGCCAATGAAGGGCAGATGGATGACAGTAAGGATGTCTCTTGGTGGACATACAGATGTTCCATTTCAGTTCGGGAGATATAAGGTTGATTCTGATACGCCTACGGCAGACAGGACGTGCCGTGATGTTGTCGCATATGATGCTCTTTATGACATTTTAAATGCAGATGTGGCAGCATGGTATAACACTGTCTTTCCATCCCATAAAGAGCAGCAGAAAGATAAAGATGGAAAAACTACGACTGTTACAGTTTATGATCCGGTCACAATGAAGCAATTCCGGGATAGTTTTTTTAAGCACTTCGGGATTGAGCAGGCTGATATTATACTGGTTAATGACGGCATGTCTATTGAAAAAACAGTTGCAGTCACGGCATCCAGCGAGACAAGTTCTGATACAGAGGAATCGAGCACCATAGGCGAATCTATGAGCGGCAAGGAAGTGTTGTCCTGTATTTGTGAGATCAATGGCTGTATGGGGCACATGGGGCGCGACGGGAAGTTTCATTATATTTACCTGGAACAGGAAATACAGGGATTATATCCGAGAAATGACCTTTATCCGGCAGATGATCTGTTTCCGCGCAATCCAAAGAGTACGCAGATAGGAAAAGGATTCTATGTTACTGCCACATATGAAGATTATCTTGTCAAAACCATTGATAAGCTACAGATCAGGGAGCAGAAGAATGATATTGGCGTGATCGTAGGCACCGGAGACAATACCTATGTGATCGAGGATAATTTTCTTGTCTATGGAAAAGGCACAAAAGAACTGAAAGGCATTGCAAAAAATATTCTTTCCAAGATCAGAGGGATTGTTTACCGACCGTTTACAGCGGACTGCAAAGGAAATCCGTGTCTTGAGGTCGGGGATGCAGTGCGGTTGCCGACCAGATATGAACTGATCGAGTCCTATATTCTGAAAAGAACCCTGAAAGGTATACAGGCTTTGCGTGATGATTTGGAAGCGGATGGGGAAGAGTACCGGACAAACGGGGCGAACGGAATACAGAAAAGTATTTTAAAGCTCAAAGGCAAGAGCAATGTGTTGGAGCGAACCATTGAAAAGACACAGAGCACGATAACTGATGTTGAGAAGGGATTGCAGTCACAGATCACGCAGACCGCAACCGAAATTCGCACAGAAGTTAAAAATACAACGGATGGTTTATCATCGAGAATCACGCAAAATGCGAGCAGTATTACAGCAGAAGTTAAAAGGGCACAGGGACAGGAAGTTGAACTTGCAGCAGCTATTAAAATTAATGAGGACAAGATTACAGCGGAAGTTACGAGAGCAAGCAAAGCAGAGGGCGATTTGTCAGGAAAGATAGAGGTAACTGCAACTAAGATACGGTCAGAAGTCAGTGCTTCGTTGAAGGCATGGAATATTGATGGCTATGATATTAATTATTATGGTTTTGGAAAACCCCAAGATACTTACCCTGCATCATCCAAATATAATGGACGCAGTTTTTTAGATCAGGATAGTGGAAAATTGTATGGCTGCGATCCGGATGGCGGAATTAACAGCGGTAAATATAAATGGACATTGATAACCACGCTTAAGCAGCTTTCATCCAATATGTCCAGTGCGATTACGCAGACATCAAAGGGGATCGAAAGCAAAGTTACAAGAGATAGTGTTGTTTCAGAAATCAACCAGTCAGCCGAGGGCATCAAAATTAAAGCAAAACTGCTTGAATTAAAAGGTTCTATGGAAATGACCGGGGGATATATGCATATTCAAGCGGAAGAGTCTGTAGAAAACCTTATTGAATTTAAACGCAGTGGAACACTTGTACAGATGGGAACGGATGGATTTCGAACAGTGGAAGGGACGCTTGAAAGTCCTGTTCATAAATGTACGGTTCAATATAATAATGTTTCATTGCATAAAGGCGCAAACGATAATGACCACATGATGATCCATTTAGACGGAGATACCGGAGTAGGTGGATTCAGAGGTGGAGTAATTAATGGATCTGACAAAAGAATAAAAAACACAATTTTAGATTTAAGCAAAAAGCAATCATCTGAGTTTATTTATTCTTTAAGAGCAAAATCGTATCGTTATAATTTCGAAAAGGATGGATTTCATCATGGCTTTATAGCACAGGATGTTTTGGAAAGTGTGGAAAAAGGATGGAATATTTGCCCTCAAATTTTCTCAAACGGTAACGGAGAAAAGTATTACGGACTGAATTATACAGAGCTGATCGCTGATCTGGTTGCAACAGTGCAATTACAGCATGAAGAAATAAAAGAATTGAAAGAAACGGTAGGTATTCTATGATAAATGCAAAAATTCGTGAATTTGAAAACGACATTATAAATTATGTAAATTTGTGCGGGGATGTCCCGATCGAAGCTAAGTACCTGGTGTTTAAGGATATTCTGCAGCAGATTAAGGAAGAGGCAAACAGGCAGGTTACAGCAGAACAGGAACAAATGAAGCTTGATTCGGAAAGGGAGAGTGAGGACCATGAACAAAGCGCATAGTGCTATTAATTGGGAGAATTACCCGAGTGATGAAACACCGCTTAATGAAAGCAATCTTAACAAAATGGACGCAGCTATTGGCGTTATTGATGATCGTGTAATCACTCTTGATACCACAAAAGCCACGAAAACAGAGGTAGCAACTCTTGTTGCAGACGTGACATTCGAGGAATCGACGGGAATTATCACAATCACGAAAAAGAACGGTTCCAAAGTTATGATCGATACGCAGATGGAGAAGATCGCGATCAACTTCGATTATAACCCGACTACACAGCAGATTATTTTGACTCTGATCGATGGTACGAAGCAGTACATAGACCTGTCGGCACTGATTACACAGTATGAGTTCTTTGATTCTGATACGGTAGCTTTTTATATTGACAAAGACGGAAAGGTATCAGCTATTGTCAAAGAGGGAAGCATTGAGGAAAAGCATTTAGAGCCTAACTATCTTGCGAAAATCAAAGTGGAAGTGGCAAAGGCAGAGTCAAGCCAGCAGGCAGCGGCAAAGTCCGAAGCCAACGCCAAAGCAAGTGAGAATGCTGCAAAAGCCAGTGAAACAGCGGCAAAAACATCCGAAACCAATGCCAAAGCGTCAGAGACAGCAGCGGCGAAGTCAGCCACGGCGGCAGCAATATCCGAGACTAACGCAAAAGCCAGTGAGACATCCGCCAGTGAATCATCCGCCACAGCCACGGAGAAAGCATCGTCCGCCAGTCAGTCAGCTGATACAGCAGCCGAAAAAGCAGATATTGCAACTCAAAAGGCTGCGGAGATCATCGGTAAAGCGGAATCTGCAGAAGAAAGTGCAACCAAGGCACAGAGTTATGCTGTTGGTGGTACAGGAAGCAGAGAGGGCGAGGATTCTGACAATGCCAAGTATTACTATCAGCAGGCAAAAGATGTATCAGAAGGACTTAAAGGTGGATTGCAGCCACACGGAACAGTTGCATTTGCAGATCTTCCGGCACTTGCGGATATTAGCACAGGGTGGATGTTCAATATTTCAGACGAATTTACAACCACGGATGATTTTAAAGAGGGAGCCGGTAACGTCATTCCTGCCGGTGCAAATGTCTACAAAACATCAGATGATAAGTGGGATGTGCTTGCCGGAACTCCAGTTACCGGAATCAAAGGTGTAAATGAAGATTCTTTCCGTAGGGGCAATGTAGAACTCACAGCAGAAAACGTCGGTGCAGTGGCAACCGGTGGAGATACAGCAGAGAACACAACCGCTTTTACGAGTAGTGATGTGGCAGACGGATCAGCGTCAGCATGGACGAATGTATCAAAATTATCAAGTGGCGAAAAACATTCTTCTATTTTTGCGAAGGTGTCACAGATGTTCAAGAATGTGCGGTATCTCTATAAAATGCTTGGAACGACGGATATTTCCAAGATCGGGAATGGAACATGCACGGGAGCGATATCATCGTTAAACAGCAGTTTAACAAATAAGTCGTATATAAAAATTGTAAAAGGTGACTGGTCTGGACTTATAGGGACTCTTATGCCACTTTTTGATACTGGCGACAAAGTAATTAATCTGATCGCGCATAATGAACTTGACGATACCTATCCTGCTGTACGTGTTGGTCGGGCTGATGCAGATCGCGATGGTAATAGCATTCCAGACACATATTTAAAGAAATCCGACGCCAAAACCATGTTCAATACCGGATACCGTCAGGTAAGCAGTAACGAATTTAATAAATACTTCTCCGATACATGGAGTTATGCAGGTGCGGACGGATTATCTATTGATTCCGGAACGTGGCTGGTAAATTATTACTGTTGGGTTTCTGAAAGTTCTGCCGTGGATGTTATATCATTAAAAAGTACCGTCGATCAGGCGATTGGAATCACCGCCCCAAATAACGGAAACGGTGGCACGTGGCTGACCATGCATGAAATAATATCTGGTAAGGCAATTACCAATTTAAAATTTTTAATAAAAGTACCAAAAGCTGTGACATTTGGACAGATCAGTACAAAGATAACTGCTATAAAACTGTGTTAAATATTAAATATATAAAACGCAGACCTTAATCCTTATTGTCTGATAAGCTTGTGAAAAAACGTAAAATGAATATGGGACGTTATAATAAGTTGCTGAACCGACTATAACACCTATGTTATCTGAACCATTGCCAGCCATGGAGGCATCGTTGTGTGGACCGCCGCAGATAAAACCGCCAAGAATTGTGTGCCCCTGTGCTATTAAATTATCAATTTCAGTGGTTTTTCCGCCGACATATCCCCAATAGGTATATTTAGGGAAAAATGCTTTGCTTTCATTGGTAGTAATGCCTTCGAACTCTATAACAATGGATTTCACCTTGTTTTTTTCAATAATATTATCAACCTCTGTCTGTGTATAATATTTCTTTAAACTGCTGTTTTACGAACAAAGCGGACAACTTGGCACAAAAGAAAACTATGTAGAAATATAATAAAATCAAGAGCCTAAGAGCCGATTACATGACCGTGTGTTGTGTAGCCGGCTCTTTTGCATAAAGCCTTCGGGCAGAAAGGAAAATTATGCACTTAAAATTTATCACAGATAACTGGCAGATGCATAATTTTCAACCAGTAATTAATTTTTTAACAAAATTTAAACTAATCAATCGACATTCTGTGACAATAAGAAATTTACCTGTCGAAACTTGCGACCGAAATGGTTTGAATAATGGTGGAAAAATTTGTAAAATAAAATTGTCCGATAAGGGCACTTCAAGTTCTGGCTGAGGGGCGGGATAAGGCGTTTTCTTGTCCCTCAACTACAAACGAGTTGGTAATTTGTAGCAATTTGTCAAATGGGGTTGACGATATCGAACATAAGTTCTATAATTTGTGTATCTCTATCGAAAGTGCGGAATGATTGGAGGAAATCAATATGGGGGAAAAAGAGTGCAATGAGGCAACAGCGTTTTACAAGGAAAAAATAACTGAAATGGTCGCGAATTGCGACAATGAAAAATGGTTAAGAATTATATATGTATTTGTTAAAAATTTATTAGAATAGAAAGAAAGCCAAGGGTTTGCGCATTGCCCTTGGCTTTTTCTTATTTGTTTTCTGAAATAGAATCAATAAAATCTTCTAGGTATTTCCAACCGGTATCATCAAGTTTTGATAATGCAGTTACAAGTCTTCTTTTAAAATCACTATTTTCTTTCTTTAGCACATCTGAAAGCAATCTTGTAATTTGTTCATCTTTAGTTTCCGGAACAAACATTTCACCGTTTCCCGTTAGGAACCATTCTTCATTTACGCTTTTACCATTCCAATTTTGTAAGCAAACAATTTTTGAAATTTTGTCGGTAACAGGTCTATCCCCTTTTTCTATTTGAGATAAATAAGTTTGCGCAACTTCAATTCTTTCTCCAAAATCTTTTTGGTTCATTCCTAATGATATTCTTAAAGATTTTAAGCGTTCGTTTACTGTACTCAAGTCTTCACCCCCTTTCTGCAATAATATTATCACAAAAATATCACAAAAGCAATAATTTGTTATTGACTTTATATTTCTATTGCGTTATTATAATATTGCAAAAGAAATGGAAAAGAGGTGAGACGGTGAAAAAAATGACATTTCGGCAAAAGCGTGACTTACTCGATAAGTTTGAGCCATTCATTGTCGGTGGAATCCAACTCGTAAGCGCATTGGCTGGTGCCGCTGTCGGAATAGCTATCTGCTACTTTTTCTAAATGATATGTAGCAGTTGCTGTAATCAAAGCCACAATAAAAGGAATGAGGATATTTCTCAAAAATTCCAAGAAAAGATATTCTTTGTAGAATCTGCCTTTGGATGTAACTATGAAGCTAAAACTCGATCTATCCATAGATGTGTTTACTTTCGTTACATATCCTCTATCCTGTAAATCCAAAAACGCTTGGTATGCATCTTCTCCATCAAATTTACCTATATCGGAAAGTTTGATTGAAAAATTCGTTTTAGATATTTTCTTTAATATTATTCTTTCGATTTTTAGAAGCATGTTAATTCCTCCGTTTTTGAAAATATTATATCACAGAAAGGGATGATACAGTGAGCGAACAGGAAAAAAAGGTTGTTGAAAAACTCAAAGAAGCCATTCCTAAAATGACGGATTTTCAGAAAGGATATGTGCTTGGGATGGTTGAGGGTTCTGCAAAAAAGCAGGAAAGCGAAGAAGACAATCAGAAAGGAGAAATGCAGTGAGAATTTTAAAAGAAATGCTCAATACGTTAAAGAGTATTGACGGTACACTAAAACGCATTGAGCAGTCCGTTTCAGAGGAGAAACAGCATGAAGTGATAAAAGAAGCTGTTTCTCATGCAATGGTTGGAGAAAGGTACGAACCTACTCCGAAAGATTTTTGACAGCAAAATCGTATGCCGCTTTTAAATACAGAACTTCTTCGGATGACATTTCTGTATTTCCGCAAAGTGGAGCTTCGCGTTTGTCAATTTCATATTCTGAAAGTTTTGAACTGGCATATGTGACAGCTAAGTCATGAATTGTCTTTTCAATCATTGTAGCACCTCCCTTATTTGATGATAAGGGAATTATAACACGGAAAGGAGTTGGAGGAAACGGAAGAGTTAAAACAAGCAAAAATGCAGACACCCATTGAGATTGCACTTGGTGTCGATGAAAACGGAATGACTACAGCAAGCAAGCTATATTCTTTCTTGGAGCTGAACCCAAGCAATTATTCAAAGTGGTGCAAGACAAACATTACTGAAAACGAGTTCGAAGAAGAAAACATTGATTTTACTCGGTTCGTACTTGAGTACGAGTTGGGAGTTGGAACTAAAAAGAGAGAAGATTTTAAATTGACTTCCAAGTTTGCTAGAAAGCTATCCATGACCCAGAAAAACCATAAAGGTGAACTTGCAAGAGATTATTTTGCAACGCTTGAGGATAAGGCAAAAGAAATGGCAATCAACCGTTCACAGCTTTCGCCACAAATGCAAATGTTTTATGCCATTGCTGATGGACAGGCAAAAATGGAACTGGAACAGAAACGGCAGGCGGAACAACTGAACCATGTGGAACGGAGAGTTGAGAGCATCCGAGAAGTGGTTGCACTTGATACAACATCATGGCGTGATGATACTGGAAATATTTTAAGAAAAATCAGCATGGAGCTTGGCGGCGGACAGGCATATAGCCAAGTAAGAGCCGAAAGCTACGAACTGTTGTCAAAGCGGATGGGTGTAAATCTGAAACAGAGACTTACGAATAAGCGCAGGAGAATGGCTGATGAAGGTATCTGTAAATCGACCAGAGACAAATTATCCTATGTGGATATTATCGCAGAGGACAAGAAGCTGATCGAGGGATATACAGCTATTGTAAAGGAAATGGCAATCAGATACGGAGTTGGAAAGGATTAACAGGAGGTATTCATGGATAGACAGATGAACATTGCATTAAGAAAGACATTAGATCAGATCGGCGTAAAACATAGCCTTAAGGGTTACGGTTACATAATCAGTGCGGTTGAGAAATGTCTTGAAAACAGAAGTAAACTTATCAACGTTATTAAAGGACTCTATACTGAAATCGCAGAAGAAAACGGCGATACAGTCCGGAGAGTAGAAAGATCAATCCGGCACGCGATAGAAGTTACTTGGACAAATGGCAATACAAATGCGATCAACAAAATTTTTGGCTATACGGTTTCAGTGGAAAAAGGAAAGCCGACAAATTCAGAGTTTATCGCATTAATAACAGATTTTGTTTCCTTGTATGGTGATGAGATTGCCAATGGTTCCTATAAATGGTAGGAGTGAGGTGCCTATGAAGAAGTTTGCAAAGGTAATTGAAATGATCGGCACCGTTGTTTTTCTGTTTTGCATCTGCATTGATGCAACGGAGTATCCGGTCACTGCTATACCTGTATTGATTGGATTACTTCTTATTTATATAGGAACAAAAATAGATGGGGAGTGGCAGGAGTATACAGAAGAGATTGTAGATTACGATTACAGAAGTGAGTCTGATGACGATGACGGTATTACCTATATCACATTTGACACTGATTACAGCAAAGAAAAGGAATCATCCGAACCGACCAAAGCTGAATGATTCCAGTTCAAGCAATAGCATAAGCTATTTGCGCCTATTTTAGCACAAGAAAAGGAGAAATTCAAATATGAGAGCAGAAAACAATAAAGTGGAACTTACAGGAACGATTATCACAGAGCCGGAATTTAACCATGAGGTGTTTGGAGAGGGATTTTATAATATGCACCTCAAAGTGGATAGATTAAGTGGGACGGCTGATATTATCCCATTAATTATTTCAGAGAGATTAATCAATCTGAATGATAAATACACGGGCACTGCCGTTAATGTTTCCGGTGCGTATCGTTCTTATAACAAACACGAGGAAAAGAGAAATTGTCTGTTATTATATGTATTCGTCTGTGAAATTGAAAAAGCGAATCCGGGAGAGCATACAGATTTGAACAAAATCCAGCTTGACGGATATGTATGCAAAGAACCGATTTACAGGAAAACTCCGCTTGGAAGAGAAATTGCAGATTTATTAATCGCAGTCAATCGTTCCTACGGAAAATCAGATTATATCCCATGTGTTGTTTGGGGTAGAAATGCAAGATTTGTTGGTCAGTTGGAAGTAGGAACTCATATTGAGATCAATGGACGCATTCAGAGCCGCGGATATATTAAGAAATATGAAGATGGAACAGAAGAACAGAGAACAGCATATGAGGTGTCTGTGAGCAAAATAGATGTATTGGAGGGAAAATAATATGGCAGAGAATATGATTACAATTCCGGCAGATGAATATGCAGATTTGATCGCAAGCAGGACAAAGTTACATACAGCCTGCAGACTGATAGCAAATGAGCACAGAAAAGATGTTGAGCTGCTTGGCTCAAAGTCAACATCAATCAATTCGGAACTGATTGAAACTGCACTTGGATATGTTGAAGATAGAACACTTCTTGATGCAGCATTTCAGAAATATAGAGAGAAAAAGGAGCGTGAAGCAGAATGAAAATGATTTTAAAGTCGTTACATCTTGAAAATTTTAAGGGTGTAAAGGATAAGGCATACGAATTCGGAAAGACAACAAGGGTTTCCGGCATGAACCGGAGAGGAAAGACCACAATCGGGGCGGCGTGGTACTGGCTGATGTCTGATAAGAACTATGAACTTGTAAGTAACCCAAACATTAGACCGGACAATATAGAAGATTGCATTCCAACCGTTACTGCAGATGTTGATGTGGACGGAAAAGAGATTACTCTTTCCAAGATGCAGAAACGCAAAGTCGGAAAGCCGGATGCAAATGGAGTTTCAAAAGTTACGATCACAAATACATATGAGATTAATTCTGTGCCTAAGACAGAACGTGATTTTAAGGCATATCTGGAAGAATTAGGGTTTGATTTTGGCAAATTTCTCATTTGTTCACACCCGAATGTATTTACAAAAGACTTGTCGTTGAAGAAAAAGCAGGACGAAATGAGAAAATCATTATTCGCTATGGCAAGCGAAAAAACAGATTTAGAGATTGCGCAAATGAATAAAGAAACTGCGGATGTTGCCAAATTGCTTGAATCCTACAAATTTGAAGAGATTGAAGCCATGAACAATGCTTCCAAGAAGAAAGCAGTTGAACAGTTAGATGCGATTCCTAATCAGATTATCGGTCTGGAGAAAGCAAAGGTTGATATTGATGTGGCGGAGCAGGAGTTGGCAAAGGCTGATCTGGCAAGAAAGATTGCGGAGATAGACGGTAAGATTGCAAATACCGGAAGTACCATTGGAGATTTGAGAAGCAGAGAAATGCAGTTGCAGTTCGATATGTCCGGCATCATGCAGACTATGAACAGAGAGTTGTTCAACCAGAGAACTGATATTGATGCTGCCATGTGCGGTTGCATCAATGAGTTAGACCATTTCAAGGCGACTATTTCTTTGAAAGAGAAACAGATTGCCGATAACGAAAAGGCTATTTCTGATGCCGATGCTGAACGTAAGGACTTAGGCGTAAAATACAATGCCGAGAAAGCCAAGGCATTTGATGAAACACCATATCAGTTCGATGAATCTAAGTGGGTATTTGAAGATTCTACGACTGTTTGCTCTTTGTGCGGACAGAAACTGCCGGATGATAAAATCGAGCTGATTAAGGCAGATTTTGAAGCAAGAAGGGAAAAAGCAAAGGAAGATTTATTTAGAAAACTTGCTGATGCGAAAAGGAATTTTATTGAACAGACAAATTCAAATATGGAAAATATCAAATCCAAAGGTTTTGAACAGAAACGCATCATCGAGGATTTGACCAAAAAGAATGCAGAGTTGCAGCAGTCTATTGAATCCTTGGAGAAACAGGAACAGGAAACACTTGCGAAGAAAGAAGAACTTTCCAAACAGTTGTCACAGTTGCCGGAAGAAGCTGATTATTCGCAGAATGCCGAGTATGTGAAGCTGAAAGCCGAACATGACAAGGTTCTTGCGGAACTTGCAAAAACTGATTCTCTTGACCATGACGAGCTAATGTTCCAGTTTGAGGAAGAAAAAGCCGATTTGCAGGCACAACTTGACAATGTGAATAAGATCATCGCGCAGGTTGAAAACAATGTTCGCATTGATGAACAGATTGCGGATATGCAACAGAAACAGCGTGAGTATGGACAAGCAAAGGCAGATGCCGAGAAGATTCTTTATCAGCTCAAAGAGGTTTCAAAGCGAAAGAATGAGTTGCTTGTTGAAGAAATCAATCAGCATTTCGGTATTGTACGTTGGAAGTTGTTCGATTTCCAGAAGAACGGAGAATATAAGGAAGTTTGTATTCCTATGGTACTTGACGAAGAAACCGGAATTTACAAGGTGTTCGGTGACACGACTAACACTGGCAGAGAAATTGAGGCAAAGATTGATATTTGCAACAGTTTTCAGAAGTTCTTTGATATGTATGTCCCAATCTTCCTTGATGGTGCAGAAAGTATTAATGACGAATATGTTCTGGTCGTTGATACGCAGTTAATTCTTCTGACAGTATCAGAGGACAGGCAGTTGAAAGTCGAGGAAGTGTAAATGTCAAGAGTAGGAATTGGAAACAACATTACACAGCCGGATGCACGGTGTATGTCATGCAAGCGTTGGAAGAGTGCAAGTAAGAGAGGGTTCATGGGTTTAGCAGAATCCGGACATTGTTCTCTTCCGTATTGTGAGAGAGACGCAAGAAATAAAGGAAAGAGAGGTCGCGTACATGGATGATATTGAAAAGTTGAAGGCTGAAAACTCGGATTTGCGAACAAAGGTAGACGAACTTGAGCGTAATAAATATCGCCTTGAAGGAGAACTTAGAAAGGCCACAGAAACAAACGAACGACTTTTGCGGATTGTTGAGAATTTGTCAAAGGGGCATTAAAAAAGGAGTGTTAACGATGCAGTATATCAAAGCAAAATTTCCAAACAGCACCAGAAGCTATACATACCGCACCGAGGATAATGTAAAAGCCGGTGACACGGTTGTAAATGCAAAAGGTGCAAAGCTGACAGTTACAGATGAAACCGTGGATATGAAGTGGGTGGACACCTACGGTGCTGATAAGGTGGCAGTTGTGAAGAAGTGTGATGAACCAGAAAGCGGTGGTGACGATGAGAGTTAATCCATGTAGATATTGTGCATTGTCTATAAACCTTAATGGAAAGCATTGTTCAAGGTATTCTTCCGAAGAGTGCGCAAAATGCGAGAACATTCAAAAACACAGGGAATATCTTTTGAGTCAGCGAAAATTCGCAGAGGGTGAGCAGATTACAAGCATTGAGGAACTTTTGAAACAGGAATGGGTAATGTGGTATCACAGTACAAAGCACATAGAGGTTTTCAAGAATATGCAACTCAATCTTGTTTTGAAATTTCTTAAAAATGGAGCATTTAAAAAAGCAATAAGGAAAGAAAGCGAGGAAAAATAATTATGGCAGAGAACACAGCAGTAGCAAAGGCAGAGGAAAAGACAGAGGTTGCACACAGCAACAACAAGGTTACAGACTATAGCCTTGGAATTTTCGGAACATCAGATAATTTCATCATGGCAATGCAGATGGCAAAGGCACTGGCAAGTTCCACAATCGTTCCGCAGACATTCCAGAAGAACGATGCGAACTGTCTGATTGCCATTGAACAGGCACAGCGGTTAAGAGTTAGTCCACTTATGGTCATGCAGAATCTGTATGTTATTCAGGGCAGACCGAGTTGGAGCAGTAAATTTCTGATTGCCGCAATCAATAACTCCGAAAAATTTGATATGGAATTGCAGTTTGACGAAGCAAAGGACAAGAGCGGCAAGCCATTCTCATGCACGGCTTGGACTATGAAAAATGGTCGCAGGGTTGAGGGCATGGAAGTAAATATGGATATGGCAAAAGACGAGGGTTGGCTTGGCAAGAACGGTAGCAAATGGAAAACCATGCCGCAGTTAATGCTTCGGTATCGTGCCGCATCTTTCTTCTCAAGTCTGAATTGTCCGGAACTGACAATGGGACTGTATACGAAAGAGGAAATGCAGGACAACGATTTCAAGGAATATCCGATGGAAGATTTACAGGAACAGGTTAAGCATGAAATATCTGAAAACGCAAATACCGAGGATTTCCCTGTTGAGCCAGAAGTTGCAGAAACTGTTGAAGAGCCAAAGATGGCAGAAACACCGGAGAAAGTAGATGTAGAAATTTGTGAAGATGCTGACGTGCCGGATTTCTTGAAGTAGGAGGTTGCTATGAACTTTCCAAAATCTGAACTGAGTAAGAATGAAGCATTGCAATTATGGAGTACATGCCATTCGGAATATGCCAAAGAACAAATAATTCTTTCAAACTACAGTATTGTTTTTTCAGTTATGCAGAAGTTGAGTATTCCGGCATCGGACGAGGATATGTTTCAGACAGGAATTATTGGTCTGTTAAAGGCTATAAATACTTTTGATTTTTCAAAAGGTTATCAATTTTCAACGTATGCTTTTCCTGTTGTAAGAAATGAAATACTTTTGTCATTCCGAAAAAGCAAAAAATCCGTAAAAGCAGCATTTTCATTAGATGATAATGTGGATATAGGAAATGGCGAAAGCGTTTCTTATGCTGAAATGATAGCAGATCGTAATGATTATGAAGAAAATACAGTTAATTCCATGCTTGCTCAACAGATTTTTGAGAAATTGAGTCCAAGAGAAAAACGTATTTTTATTATGTTTTTTGTGTACGGAAAAACACAATGCGAAATATCCGAAAGACTTGGAATTTCGCCGGGAACGGTTTCCAGAATTATTAAAGGCATGGGGAAAACAAAGAAGAAAGGCAGGAAAAAATATGAGGGTAATTAGCCAGGACGGCACGATTGATTTGCCGTATGAACAGGTAATTATTCAGTGCTTTAAGAAAAATATCTACTTTCTGAATGAGAACCTTATCTGGGTAGAACAGCTTATTTGTGACAGGGTTGTTGCTAAATATTCCACGGAAGAAAAGGCAAAGAAAGCTATGGAAATGCTTAGAATTGCGTATACAGGAAGTATTGCCATGTTTCAGAACGTTGAGCCTACAGAAGAAGTTAATGAAGTATTCAAAAAATGCAATACACAGGTCATATATGCAAGCCTTGAAAATCAGCCATCGGAAATTAAATTTGAGAATCATCAGAATTTTTATTTCCAGTTTCCGACAGAGGAAGAATTGGAGTAGCCTATGGAAGTTATGTCAGTCTTAGAAGCCGTGCAGAAAGGCATGAAAGATAATATTTATAACTTCTGCAAAGATGGGAGATGCAGTCAATGCGGTAATTGCTGTTCCAACTTTTTACCAATGAGCAGAAAAGAAGTAGCTGCTATTCACAGATATGTCCGTAAGAACCATATCAAAGAATGTAGGCACCTGCTTCCTACTGTGAAAAGACCGTATGATATGACATGTCCTTTTCTTGATACGGATAAGAGTTGCGAGAAATGCAGAATCTATCCGGTTCGACTGGAAATCTGCAAACAGTTCATTTGCGACAATGAGCAGAGAGCAAAGCACAATAGGACATTGTTGGGACAGACGAGACAGATTATTGATGTGAGGAGTGAGTTCTTTAATGAGACTTAAAGTTTTAGGTTCTGGTTCATCCGGTAATTGCTACATGCTGGAGAATGACAAGGAAGCTTTGATAATCGAAGCTGGGTTGCCATTCATGGAAGTCAAGAAAGCACTGGATTTCAATGTGATGAAAATTAAGGCTGTGATTACTACCCATTTCCATACTGACCATAGTCTTTATAGCTTACAATATGTGCAAGCTGGCATTCCTGTTTTTGAACCATGCAGACCGCCGATAAAAGATTCTGAAATGCGTTTTAGAAAAGGAAATTTTGACATAAGAGCATTTGAAAACCGTGATAAATCTGGAAGATGGCTACATAACAACGGAGACGGTTCAGAGTGCCCGTGCGTTGGGTTTTACATTACGCATCCAGATATGGGAAGCCTTGTGTATGCAACAGACACAGAATACGTCAAATGGCGATTTAAGGACATTAATCACATCATGGTGGAAGCTAACTACGATATGCAGTTTGTGAACCGAGAAGAGCCAAATTACGAGCACAGATTAAGAGGTCACATGAGCCTGCCAACGGCACTTAAATTTATTTCTACTAACGATAACCCGGCATTGCGAAATGTCGTTCTAATACACTTATCAGATAAAAGCGGAGATCCCGCACTATTCAAGCGAAAGACAGAAGAAACAGTTAAATATGGAGCAGATGTTTATATAGCGGAAAAAGGATTAGAGGTTGATATGAACCTTTGTCCGTTCTGAAAGGAGAGGGCATGAAAGTATATGAATTGATTCAGCAGTTGTCACAGTTTAATGCAGATACAGAAGTAGAATTCCATGTTAAGGCAAAATTTGATGCCGATGTAGAAGCTGAATTTGACAGAGACGATGAGGACGATACGCAAGAAGTAACGGTAACAGTGCAATTTAATGATGATGTTGATTTCGGTAACATTGATAACAATGAAGGAAGCATCTGTCCGAATGTCACTATCAATCTTGAATACTAAAAATAGGTTGCAACACCTTGGCATTTACCTAAAAGAAACCAATTCATGCGGTATCTGATCTTTGGCAAGGAATTTAATATATCACAAAAAACTAAATTGAAAGCCATGAGATACCTTTGGCGGTTGCTAAAAGTGACCGCCAGAAAGGAGAATACGTGTTAATAATTGAGGATAAAGGACAGAAAGAGGGCTTACATATCCTTAAGAATAGATATTTTAAAAGCCACGATATGGAAGTCTTGCGTGCACCATTGCCGGTTGGAGATTATATAATTGCTACAGACAAGGTATCGGATGTTATCCATAGAAAATCAGCTAGAAAAATGGAACTTAAAAAGATGGATTTCCTTGGCACATATGATGTTTCCGTTGACACGAAAAAGGACATGCAGGAAATTGTAGGGAATCTCTGTGGAAAAGCACATCCGAGATTCCGTGACGAGTGTATTTTGGCGCAGAACAACGGAATTAAGCTATATGTGCTTATTGAAAATACAGACAAGGTGTATTCCGTCAATGATGTATTTACATGGCATAATCCTCGAGTAGACCGGTATAACAATATTGCATATATGCACACACTTGGAAAATTGCTGAATGTACCGCTACCGAAAACAAAGCCGACATCTGGCAAGGTATTGGCAAAAGCTATGCTGACTATGCAACTTAAGTATGGCGTTGAGTTCGTATTTTGTCGCCCGGAAGATGCAGGGGCAAAGGTTATTGAATTGCTTGGAGGTAGTGAAAATGGCGGAGAATAAGCGGTATTACTGGCTTAAACTGATGGATGATTTCTTTGATAGCAAACGAATCAAAAAACTCCGTAAGATGGCTGGTGGCGATACATATACGATCATCTATCTTAAGATGCAGTTGTTGTCGTTGAAAAAAGGTGGCTATCTGGAATATTCCGGATTGGAAGATGAATTTTACAAAGAGATCGCCCTTGATATTGACGAGGACGAAATCAATGTTCAAGTAACGATTCAGTATCTTCTTTCCTGCGGATTGCTTGAAACATCAGATTCCATTGAGTACAAGTTGCCATTTGTGCAAGATAACCTAGGAAGTGAGACTGCAAGTACCAGAAGAAGTCGTAAATCTAGGGAAAATGCACAAAAAGCGTTGCAATGCAACAGTGGAGCAACGGAGTGCAACATTTTGCAACAAAATTGCAATGTAGAGATAGATATAGAGAAAGATATAGATATAGATATAGATATAGAGAAAGAAAATACAAAAGAAAGCGTGCCTGCATCTGATTTGGACTTTGACGCGGAATGGGGATGGGAATACACGATCAATGCATATCCAAAGAAAACGTCGTTAACGTCTGCCAAGGTAGCATGGATGGACAAGCTTTTAGAAGTTATCGAGCCGAACAGGAAAGCCGTTGCAAAGCTGATATATGAGGCTACAGTGGCATATGTTACTGACTATATAGAGAAGAATCCAGATGATACAAATTATCGTTATATTCCGAAATATGGTGATTGGCTGAAAGAGGACTGCGATTACTGGATTCGTCAAGTTGAGAAACGAAAGCGAGGTGAGAACAGTTGACGGAAGCAGAAATTGGAGTGATCGGATGTGTATTGATTGACAATGATTCCATGTACAAGGTTTATAACAAATTAAAGCCGGAAATGTTTAGTACGGAATTTTGCCAAGATGCTTTTGCTGAAATGCTTGCCATGTATGATCGTGGAGAAAACATTAATGTCGTTTCACTGTCTCAGTCACTTGAAAACCACAAATGGGAGCCGGAAATAATTGCAAGCGAATTGAAAGAATGCATATCTGTTACCCCAGTCTCAACGGCAATAAAAAGTTATGCGGATGCAGTTGTTAAAGATTGGCGAGCAAGAGAAACAAAAAAAATTTTTCAAGGAGTGAGCCTTAGACCGTGTGATATTGACAATTCTATAGCTGAAGTTCTCACGAAACTCGAAGAAATCCAAGAAAACAAAACCGTTCACTCAAAAACTATGAAGCAGATTGTTGCAGAAAATAAAGGGAATTATTTCAATGAGCATGTAGGCGAGGGATTGATAAAAACTGGATTTTATCGAACAGATGATTGCCTTTGCGGCTTGGAAGGCGGAGACGTTACTGTAATTGGTGCGAGACCGGGTGTTGGAAAGTCTGCAATCGTTACGCAAATGATCGGGCAGATGGCAGAAAAGGGTTATAACATTGGCTACTATAACCTTGAAATGAACGAATCACATGTGTATGAGCGTTTCGTTTCTCGAATGTCTGAAATCGGTCTGACAAGGGTTCGCCGGGCAAAGGCTTTTCTTGGTGGGGAGAAAGAAGCATTCGACAAGGCGAATGAAACACTTTCCGGGTATAGCATCACTATTTCAACCGGTGCGAAGTCGGTAAGTGAAATCCGGGCAGAATGCAGGCACCAAAGATATGATGTGATCGTGATTGACTACTTGCAGTTAATCAAGGCTGATCGAAGATTCGGTAACCGTGCATCCGAGGTCGGAGATATTTCAAAAGCTATCAAAGCCTTGGCTATGGAACTGCATGTGCCAATTATCGTGCTGTCTCAGCTTAATCGAATATCAGAGATGAGAGAAACAAAAGAGCCAACTATGGCAGAATTGAGAGAATCCGGAGACGTTGAGCAGGATGCATCAAACATTATCTTGTTATGGAATCTTGATGAGGATGGTCAATATAAGGGATGGAAAATTGAAAAGCAAAGGCAGGGAACACATTTAAAAGAAGTTCTCCAATTTGACGGCGATCACATGAGATTCATCGAGCGAACCGAAACCATTGAACAGATTCAAGCACGGATGCGACAGAAAGACGGTTTCCGAGAAGTATGTGGCAGCACACCATTTGATTAAAAGGTGAATGATTATGGCAAGTAAGAAATTTGAAAAAGGTTCCGAAGAATGGCAGTTTTTTAATGACTATTATAAATTCCGGCAGCAGTTTTATGAAGCTGATAACGAAGATGAGTGGTTTCAAGGAATGATGGAAGCAGGGGAAATGCTAATTAAAAAATATGCACGGACAAATATATCAAAATATGTTCAAAGTCTTGTATTTAGCCATTTTGAGGATGTAGAGAGGAGATGGAAGAGCAAATGAGTAATGCACTGGCAAGAAAGAAAAAGCGGATGCAGCCACTTGGATATTCCAAGAGTGAACTGATCGGAATACAGAGACACGCCAAGGCACAAAGCAATGCGGATTATCTAATAGAGGAATCCTATTATAACGTCCGTATGATGGCATATCAGGCACTGCATGATAAGTTCGGATTCGGACACAAAATAATCATAAAGGTTGAGCAGACCATTGATGCATATGTGGAGAATGCAAAGGATGGAACGACAGGCGAGGAACTTGGTTTTTATCTGAAAGATAAATGCAAGATTGACGTGCGAAAGGAAACAAATAAGATTCCGTATCGTGAGAGCTTTTATCTGGTAGAGAGAAAGATTGCACCGAACTGCATGATACAGGCAAATAAGTTTTTGCTGGCACAGGTATTTAATTATTTTGCTATGTTGGGTGTCTGCCTTAAAACACAGTTTAAATTTTCGGGAAATCAGATCAGACAGGTTTATGAGAGAATCAGATATTTGATTAACTGCCTTGCTACCGGATATGAAACTATGACGGGGATCGCAAGCGTATTGGAATGGGAATGTAAGTACATTGACAAGCGTTTTATCGGAAAGACGTATGAAATATAGGAGGAATGATTGATGGACAAGTTAACTGTGGAACTGCAGGATGGATATTTTGTGGAGATTGATTCTCTGAATCACACCCTGAGACAGAGATATGCCGGACAGGATAAGGACGGCAATGAAAAAGAAAGCGTTCGAACAATCGGATATTTTGGAGACATGAAACAGTGCGTCAAGGCTTTGTTAGAGCGTTATCCGAGGGAGTTATCTGAAAAGGCACAGATTTCCTTTGATGAATATTTAGAACTGTTGGATAAGGCTTATACGAGGTCAGAACAATTTGTAAACAGTCTTGGAAAATGACGGAGGTATAAATTGCACAGAGAAAGCAAAGAGAGACGTAGAATCATAGCAGAGATGGAAAACCGTCAGACGAGAATACCGAAGCATCCAAACCCGGATGCATTGAGAGATTTTAAGGAAGTACCGTATCAGTTGCGGTACGGGAAGGAGAAGAAAGATGCTGAATAGAGAAAAATATGCGGAAGAGATCGCAGAAATTGCGTGCAATGGAAAACATATAGCCATTGTTGCAGGAAAACCGATGCTTTGTTGTGAAACATCTTGTGATACATGCGATATCGAATATAACTGCACAAGAGGACTTAAGGAATGGGCGAACAGCGAATATGTCGAACCACAGGTTGATTGGAGTAGAGTTCCAGTTGATACACCGATTCTTGTGAGAGATAGTGAATCTAGTGAATGGAAACGGAGATATTTTGCAAAATACAAAAATAACATGGTGTATGCATGGGAAGCGGGAGCAACATCATGGAGTGCTGGTAGCCCTGCACATATGACCGATTGGAAATATGCCAAACTTGCAGAAAGTGAGGATCAGAATGGAAATGAGTGGAATTAAAAGCCGGATAGCTGAATCATTAACAGAAGCCTGCGGATATTCGCCGCTGACGAAAGTGATTTCAGAGGAAGAGGTAAACAGGATTCTGGCAGAGGAAGAAAAGACTGGTGGGTGGATTCCGGTAACAGAGAGACTGCCGGAGGATGATAAATATATCATGATTTCATTTAAAAATTCTACATTGCCGGACATTGGCAGATATGAAGCTGATAAGGACGGAAACGGTGCATTTTATCCGGGGGACGATGAGAAAAGTTATGTGGAATACGATTTGTTCGTGAATGCTTGGATGCCACTGCCGGAGCCGTACAGGGAAAGCGAGGAAAGTCATGATTGAGTGTATAAGAACTGCGGCACGGGATAGCAAAACAGAACGCATTAAAGTTTCCTGCTTAGATATTATCGTAACAACGACAGGGAAAGCGCCGTATTACGAAATTAAGTACAAGGAAATTGGGGAGGACGTTTATCACGTTGGCTACGGTTCATACAAGCTTGAAAATGTTTTAGCTTGGAGAGATGAATGCTTTGAAATTATGACATCACCGCAGACCAATTTTCTGCGGTTGCCGTGCAAGGTGGGAGATAAGGTATATCAGATAAGCGAAAACTTTATTGAACCATGTACGGTTGAGACAATATTCTTGGGAAATTATAGGGATAGAAGTGGAAATTGGTGTAACATGGCAGAAATTCATTATGACAGGGATGATTGCCCTTATGTGTCTACAGAGATATATTTCACTGATATTGGCGAAACGGTATTCCTCACAGAAACTGAAGCTGAAGCCAAACTGAAGGAAATGGAGGGGGAAAGCGATGTATTGTGATGGAAGATGTCAGTATTTGAATGAACGTAAACACAAATGCGAGTTGACCGGAGAAAAATTGACTTACATGAAGCAGACCGGAAGTATTTCTTTCTCCGTGCATGAACATAGAGGATTTTGCAAAGGAGATGAGAACAGTGCACATGACAGATAAAGAACTGACTATCCGGCAGATCGGAGAGTTCTGCACGAACACTCTCTGCAAGAAATGCCCGGTGGCAAAGTGGAATGAGGAAAGCGGTCTGCATAATGGATGCATGGAGAGCTTAAGACTTCCAGAGGTATCGAGGATCATGTTAGAGCAGATCAAAGGAAGAAAGGTGAAACGTGATGGAGAATAGATATTTATTCCGTGGAAAGCGGATTGATAATGGGGAATGGGTGGAAGGATATCTGTCATACCCATTTTGCACGGAAAAGGGCAACGAAAGTTATTATTTCTACGCAAAGGATAGTTTGGATTTCTTCTGCCGTTGTGTTGTAGATGCATCTACCATCTGCCAGTGCACCGGAATGCCTGACAAGAACAAAAAGCTGGTGTTTGAACATGATATAGTATGGGATTCTGACGAAAGAGCTTTTTACGAGATTATCTGGAATCAAGAGGATATGTGTTGGAATGTTGAAGATGCAGACGGTCACAAATCTGAGTTTGAAGAATGCTATGGAAGCACAATTGAAGTTAATGGTAACAGATTTGACAATCCGGAACTGTTGGAGGTGTAGTTATGACAGAGAATGAATCAATAACAAAAAAATATTGCAGTACATGTAAATACTACGCTGAATATGAGGGTGTTTGTTGCAATGGAGACAGTGAACACTGTGCAGATTTCCGTGGACTGGATGATACATGTGAGAAATGGAAGGAAAACGAAGAATGAATGAAGAACTTAAGCCATGCCCGTTTTGCGGACACAGTATAGATATTGAAAAAGATGTGTATGAGCCAAGTATGGATTGGCACCCGACATTTATTGACCCAGATAGTGGTGGCGACCCTATTAACATTCATTGCAAATGTGGCTTGGAGTTTTGCACTGGTACTCATGACTGGGGTGAATTTGTAGAAGCATGGAACAGGAGGGAAAACGATGAGATTGATTGATGCTGATGCACTAAAGAAAGATTTAAAATCGGTTACTTTAAGCAATGGAACTTTAGTAAACACAAATGCAGTATTGTATTTACTAGAAGAATATCCGACGGCTTATGATGTAGACAAGGTTGTGGAACAGTTGGAAGAATGGACTTTTAACGCAGATGTGAACATTGGTGACGGAACGATGATGAATCATAACTTGATAGTAAGCAAAAATGCAATCAAGATCGTGGAAGGCGGTGGAGTAGATGGCAATTAAACCGATTTTATTCAATACAGAAATGGTTCGGGCAATTCTGGACGGAAGAAAGACCTGCACAAGGCGAATTTGCAAAGATGCCAATGAGTGTACTGTGCCGGATATGGATTTTTTCGATCCTGAAAAACGTACCTACGCAGTACATAACTATGCAGACAAAGAGCACAAAATCAAGTTGAGCATAGCAGAACGTAGCTGTCCGATATGTCCAGGCGATATCCTTTACGTAAGAGAAAGCGTATTCCAAGGGGTTGCCCATTGTCTTGATGTTAGTGGAGAAACTGAATGTGTCTTAACGAATGATTTTGAATATTATGCTGACGGATTGCATAAAAAAGACCACTGGAAAGATAAGCATGAAAACATATGGATGCACCGAAGACCATCCATCCACATGCCGAAAGAAGCCGCACGTATCTGGCTTAAGGTTACGGATGTGAGGGTGGAGCGGTTGCAAGAGATCACGGAAGTGCAAGCACAAGCTGAAGGATGCAATAGCGGATTGCTTACCGGGGCGTGTACCGCAAGAGGACAATTTGAAGACTTGTGGAACTCCACCGTCAAGAAATCCGACATTGACCGCTACGGCTGGGATGCGAATCCGTGGGTGTGGGTAATTGAATTTGAGCGGTGCGAGAAGCAGGAGGAAATATGAAATGGGAATGACAAGAAATCAACTTGCCTTAGTGCGATATGTGGCTGAAAACAATATACAAAAAGCAAAAGATGCAGCTCTTTGCTGTTGCACTGAGGATACAACTCAGAAAAATCATTATGCAGTCACAAAATATCAAAGTTTGTTACGATCTGGTGGAATGAATCTTATGGAGCTACCAGCAAATGTTTCCAGTTTTGCAACGATGGAAGATCTGACAAATACATACTCAGAAAGCAGATATTATCTGACCAATGAAGAAAAGGAATTATTCGAACTGATCAAGAACATGAATGATGTGAGTTTACAGCTTATGGAGAAACAGATCCCGTATCTGAATGCAACATTGCTCTATGGCGAGAGTGGAGTCGGAAAGACGGCTTTTTCCAGATATGTAGCATATAAACTTGGAATGCCGTATTTATATGTGAATTTTTCAAGAATGCTTGATAGTTATCTTGGTGGAACTGCAAAAAATCTCACGAATCTGTTTAATTTCATAAACCAGCATCAATGCGTTGTAATGTTGGATGAAATCGACAGCTTGGCAGTAAAGAGGGAATATGGTGGTGGCGGTGCAAGCGCAGAAATTTCCAGAAGCACTACATGTTTATTACAGCTATTAGATTCCGTTACGAATGACCACGTAATTATTGCCGCAACAAACCTTATGGATGATGTTGATACCGCAGTGAAGCGTAGATTTACAGAAAAGCATGAGTTACATAGGCTTTCAGCGGAAGACAATGAGCGGTTTATCAGACAGTACCTTGACGATGCAGGGTTTTCTTATGATTTGGATTCTGTTAGAAAGTATGCTGCAGAAAATCATTCACAAGCTGAAATTATGACGCATGTAACAAGAAGCATTGCAAGTACGCTTATTAACAAGTGGGAACTGGTAATGTTGTAAACTGAAATAGAGGTAGTATATGAAAGAATTTCCGATTATGACAAACAAAGGGAAGGAATATATTCCCTACGATATCATTAAACCGCATGAAGAACAGGCATTAAAAAACCATTGTGGACAGACATTAGACAGATTAGCAGCCAGAGGAGGTCTGTCTTGGGCGGAAGCCTATGCTGTTCTGACAGACAGTAAGTTCCCTCATAGAGATCAGTATATTTCGGAAGAATTTTACGAGAAAAAGGTAAAAGAGATAGTGCAGTGAAGAAAGGAAGAATTATATGGCTAAAGCAGTATTGGTTATGGATAATCCGGAAGATTGCACCATGTGTAAGTTTTGGAACTCAAAAGATGACGAGTGTTATGCAACTGGCGTTGAAGAGCTTTCATTAAATAGTGAAGAAGCAAAGCCGGATTGGTGCCAGCTCCGGGAACTGCCGGAGAGAGAAGAGGAACTTCCGGTTGAAAAATACGAGTTTGGTGGACTGGGAAAAGCGTTTACATCTGGTTGGAATGCCTGCTTGGATGAGATTTTAAAAACAGATGGGATGAGAAAGGAGTAATGACATGGCAAGATATATTGATTCTGATGTTTTAAAAAAGCATATTTGTCATAGATTTATGAGATTGAACAGTGAATCAAAAATTGGGCTTAAGGAATGCAAAGAGATTGATGCCGTCATTGATGAGGAAAAAGAAATCAAGGTGTTTGACAGAGATGACGGAGCAGAGCCGATTCTTGAGACAAAAACAGGTTTGCATCACGAGTTGCATTCAGACGGTCATGGAGAATTTGTGCAATCCACTTATACTGATTGGATGTGTCCTAATTGCGGTTGGTTCGTGGGTGAATTATACAGTGGGTTTGGCAAATGGCATATTCAGGACGAATTATCTTTCTGCTCAAGGTGTGGTCAAAAGATTGATTGGTCGAAGCCTAAAGAGGAAGAAAAAAGACGGTATGAATCTGAAAAAGAGCGTCAAAGGCAGGAGTGGCTTGATAAAACAGGACACGTACTTGATAACATGAATGAGCGAAGACGGATAAAATACGGAGTAACAGAAAAATAAAGTAAAACAAAGAAAGGAGCCGGAACCTATCCGGATAAAAGGCGCGCCG